AAGCTTGACGACGCAGAACTTTTTGTCCTTGCCAAAGCTCTCTAACTTTCCAGTGTCACCTTGGAAATTTACCTTACCAGTAATTTCAACCTGGTCTCCAACATTGAGGAGGTTCGCGGTACGACGATCATCGTCCCCGGCTGCAACCTTAGCAAGCTCTGCTGATTCTTTGATAACGTCAGATGGTTCAAACAGCACCTTCACGAAGGGCTTGATGTTTCCATTAAATAACTTCCAGTGCTGCAACCCTTGACAGATATCAGCAAAGATTTCTTCATAGGTTCTACCCTTGACGTTATAGCGTTTGATCAAGGCTTCGATCTCAGAAAGAAGTTTCAAGTTCTCCATGAGTGAGATGACGCTTTCATCCTGTTCTTTGATTGTTTTCATTTGGTTCAACCCTCGGTAATGATCTTTTATTTATTCGTTTAGGACCGATCAGCTAACAGATTATCAGATCGATTTCAAAAATTCTTCAATGTTTCTTGACTCTATTCCGTGAGCCTTTGCATTGATAATGTAGTACTTGCTACAGCTGAAATTGATCTCATTATATGTTTCCAAGCACTTTACTAGATCTTCATTAACATAATAGTGCGTTTTATCTAAAACGGTTACCATTTCTTCAAACGCCAGCTTTTGTTTTTCATCGTAGGACAGTTTAGGGGCGGATGGTGGTAATTTTTCAAGGGCTCTGTCTTTCATCCGGTCAGCAAACTTTGTCATATCTTGAAGATCTTTATTCTGTGGGCAGACCCATTTGAATTTCCCCACAGGAAAAATAATACACGCACTACCGTACGTCATAGCCTGTTCTTTTAACCCAGTACCAAACATCCAATTCCGAATGTCATATCCAGTCCCAAATCTTTTTTCAAAATAGCGATTGAGTTGCTCATGGATATAATTTGGGGTGTCCCTTGACCCCTGACGATATTTCATATCTCTTAACGCCCATTCAACGGGGTAGTTGTTTGTGCCGTGATAAAGACGGTGCGTACCTTTTGTTCCCTTTATTAAATTCAAAAAGAACGCACAGTCTTCCTTAAGCTTGTCAAGGTCTAATCGCTCAAAGTCCTCATTTAGAAATTGTTTAAATGATATCATTCTGACTCCATTAACTGCTTGACAAGCTCTTGCCCATAGTCGTTCGCTCTTATCGCATAAAATTCATTACAGTGAATCATGATCTCAGCTTGATCTTGCGCGTTTTTAATTTTTAAGAACGTTTCCAAACCTTCATTGACCTTATATGGTTTAGCAGCTTCCAAGTAATCTGAAATAATCTGGTACCATTCAGCGTTTGCTGGGTCACCTGCTTGACGTGAATCGCCCCGCTGGAACATGCGGAAGTCCAGCCCTAGCGTTTTGCAAATTTCTTTTAGACCACGTGGGTGGAAACAATTTTCAAAAAATATCCAGGCATCTATTATTGAGGGGCTCCAAGCATACTCAAACTTACCAATTGGGAAAATATAGAAGAGGGGACCATAGGAACCTGCCTCAGAGGCATCAGTTGTACAAAATACTGAATTCTTTCTAAATGACGTGTGATAATTTTTCTCAAAATATGAATCAAGCGTTCTCATTAGACATGGAGAAGAATCTTTTGGACTTCTGTCTTTAATCGTAGTTAATCGATCAATTTTTGAAGTAGGTATTTTCATTCCTCTTAAAAGTACTTCACCTTTTAAAAAATTTACATCACCAGCTTCTTTAAGGAATTCATGGCAATCATGTCTGATCATTTTCACAAGCTCGCGCTGATCAAGATCGCCCAGACTTTCCTCATTCAGGAACTGTTTAAATGAAATCATAGCTCACCGCTCATTAATTTGAAGACCGCCGCTGAAAGATCTGACCTAGCCTTGATAGCATAATATTGATCACAGTGAATCATAATTTCATTGGCCTTGTGCAATCTTATCGCGTCTCGTAGATCATTGAATTTATAGGGATCAGTCTTGTTGAGAAATTTTTCAACCGTGTCGTACCACTCAGCAAGATCAAATGACGTGCTTCCTGGAGTACCGCTAATGCTTGTCCCGGCTCCCTTCTGTATAAGCTTCTCATCTGGGCCCGCTTCAAAGAATTTATATGCATCATCAACCACTGGACTCCAAGCATACTCAAACTTACCAATTGGGAAGATATAGAACACTGTACCATAATCATTCGCCACGGAATTATCGCCACAGCAGAAAAAAGAATCCTTTCTAAAATGGATCTTTGATTTCTTGAACAAGTAATCATCAAGAATATCTGTTAATTCCTGCGATGAGTCGGTTGTCCATCTACTCTTGAGAGTTTTTTGCAAACTGAAATCATCATTTATCTTTCGCATACCCCTAAATAGGCTGGTGTTTCTAACGTTTGATGGATCCCAATCAGCTTGTTCAAAAAAATACTCACAATCTCTACCAATTTTTGAAGCAATTTCAAACGCTCTATCTTGAATAGCGCTCTCTGATTCTAGAAACGTTTTAAATGTTATCACGAGCGATACCATCCATTTATTTTCTTCGCTAACACATCGCGGCTCATTATCTCTGGCGCAATGTACTTCAACTTCTTTTCATTCATCTCTTCAAGAGTTCTTCTGCCAACTGGGTTCTTAACTGGTTGGTCATAAAAGCTCTGCACGGCTTTAAATGCCGTATGCATGATCAGATCATCTAACTCATCATCAGAATTATTTACCTGCTTGAAGAAGGAAACCTTGTCGCGCAGGTATGCCGCATTTTCAGCATTTCGACCATCAACTTCTCTAATAAAATCCTCATCGATTTCTCTGCCTACGTCCTTAGCCCTGGCCTTGGCGCGCTTAAGCGCCGTTTGAAGTGGGGTATTAACAAATACAACTCCCACATCATACCCAATTGATTCGAGGATACCCATGCGGTGAAGAATGTTTGATACGTCATTCGACGTTCCATCAACGAAGAGCGGTAGCAGCCCATCCACATAATTTAAGAGAGCTGCGTGGGTGATTCGGTGCGCGTCGTCCTTGAACTCATCCCAATTTGCTGAATTGATCTGTGTGCTAAACTTCTTACTAAAGTACTCTGTCGCGTTGTCGGTATTAACGATGCGCGGGGCGACTGATCCTGTGAGTTGCTTGATCGTGTAGCTCTTACCAGAACCAGGAAGCCCAATCACGAAGATCGCTTTTAAGCGGCCTCGGTCATTAATACTTTCCTGCATAAATTGTTTAAATGTTTTCATTATATGTTCCATGGATCAACGATGACAGGAATCCCATCATTTCTATGCATAAAATTATCAGAATGAAGATCGAGATACCAGCCATGTTTTTCAGCAAGGTCGGACATATCGCAGAGCGTATCCCAAAGAAGATTGAATTTTTTTCTACCAAGTAAGATCGCAAGTTTAGACACCTCATCCTTATTTACCCCATAAAATGCGCTTCCAAGTTTTCGAATTTCACCAGATCCTCCAACAAGCGATTCAAGCGCCGCCTTGTTCTTTGCGCGAATTTTGGCGTCAAGACCTTCTGATTCATCCGCCGCATGGGACATTCCTGCCAGAGTTTCGCCGAGACCTTCAGGAAGTTTCTGTAACTTTTCCATTCTTATTTGGAGGTATTCACCGTTGGTGCCGGCGGCATTGGCATGTTGAAATTTTTCCCAACCATCAAACTTTGGCAGGAATGGATTAGAGGCGTGCTGCTTACAATAGTTTGCCCAGAACTCAAACATGCCGTGGCTGCGAGATGAACCTCGTCCAAAGATCTTCAAAACCTTTCCAGTCTTAGGCTCAAGAAATGCCGCTTGATCAACGCCTGACCCAAGAAGCTTATATCCAAGCTCTTTCATGCGTTGGCGCACGCTGTTAGAGATGTTTGCTTCTGTCAAATATTCTTTGAAGGTAATCATTTCTTGTCCGCCCAAAATAACTTACCTAGGGCCGTCTGCTTATCAGATGGATTTATATCATTCCCAAGCTCTTTCGCAAATTTATACATTTCAGTTGCCAATCCTTTTCTTCTATGTTTTGGATCTACGTGAAGATCCAGCGCTTCCAACTTATCATTCTTCTCTTCAAAATTTACCCATCCTACCAGCTCACCTTTCTTTGTGCGAGCTTCAATTCTAAATTGCTCACTCTTGAACTTTGCCCCAAGCTTCACATACCCTGCCTTCGCTAAGAGATCATATTTATCCAGAACGGTCTTCTTTGATTCAGAACCTTTAAAGAAGAGCTTTTTATCAACCGTTTCTGCAAGAAATTGCTTAAACGTGTTCACCACCCACTCCTAATAAAATCAAATACTTTTTCATAGGTCTCCCGCGTCGTCTGTTGCGCCGATTGAGATAATCCATCCATATTAAGATTCAACACGTAGTGACCATTGATAGCCCTCATCATAATTTCAGAGTTAGGATACTTTATGATCGCCTCATGAAGGTTTTCACTTATTTCATAAGGCTGAGCTTTCTCAAGATACTCTGAGATAAGATCATACCATCGTGGGTCTTTGCTCCGGACCCAAGCATCAGATTTAGCTCGCTCTCTTTCCTCTGGGCTCAATTCTAATTGACCCACAATTTTAAAAAAGCCATATGTATCACCTGGGGTCTCAAAGAACTCCCAAGCATCAGGTATCGTTTTGCTCCAAGCATATTCGATCTCTCCGAGTGGAAAAACCATGCATAGATCACCATAATTGTCTGCAAGTACTTGGCTGCCACACCCAAAGAATGATTCTTTTCTAAATGCCATTCCGCACTTTTTAACAAAGAAATTATCCAATGTTTCAACAAGTTGTTCTGAAGAGTCAGTAGTAGTTCTGCTCGTTCGGTAATCATACTTATCAAGATATTTTCGAGGTGCCCCATGCATTCTCACCCCTCGGTACATGCCATTCTCTTTGAAATTTACAATCCCAGACTGTCTTAGAAATGGCTTACAATCCCGAAGAATCGTGTTAGCAATTTCTTCTGGCTCCGTAATGTCCTCGTCAAGTTCTTCATTGAGAAATTGCTTAAAAGTTATCACGATTTCATGCTCTTTCTAATTTTGTACATACGATCTCTGAAATCTCCTGCAACATTAACCCCAATTTTATCACCCCTATCTTTAATAGCAATGAGAATTTTCGCAAACATATCTAGGGAAATGACCATGCATTTACCAGAGAACCAAACTTCCGAGTTGCGGGGCATTGATTGTCCAAATTTTTCAGTTGATATTGACAAATTATCAGGTGTCATTATTTCATTCGAAAGCGCTGTAAATTTCTTAGTAGGATTGTTCGCAAGCACTGAAAGGAATTCTTTGCCTGAGCCATTTACCCGGCTTGATTCCTTTTTGATAAACTCGGTGATTCTGTCTCGTGTAAGATCGGTAAAATTTGCAAAAAGTCCTATACTAGTAAGCCATCTTGGCCCATCACTAAGATTCAGAGCGCCGGGATTTACGCAACATGCCCACATGAAGAGAAGAAATTCTGGGCTAAAGCGAGTGAGCTCATCATCTAACTGTTGGGCATTGATAAACTTTTCCTTCTTAGTTTGACCTCGAACACCAATCTCGCTTAGTAAGTGGCCAACATACGCTGAGAAGAACTCAATTTCAACTTTAGTTATCGAGCCCTTAATATTTGTCAGGATGAAGTCAATTTCATCAGAAATTGCAAGAATCGTTCCATTTGCCGGGATTACAACACCAACATTATTTTTGGCATATCTACCCGCGGTGCGCATGCTCGAAGAGCAGATAAATGATTTACTTCTACTTGGAACTTCCTTCATTGAAGAGCTCGAGTCCATCATGAGCTGATAAATGTTGTTCGTGTCCCTAGACGTCCGTTCAGAATTTGAGGTATCTACTTCTTGGAAATCAAATTTGCCATGTCCTGAACCCAACCCTCTGTAGATAATACCGTCATTCTTGATCGCGGTAATACCATCAGTGTAGTGTTCATTAAGCAGAGCGATTGCTTTCTCGACATTGAGATCCTTCATAGTCCATGGTGTGATGACCTCCTCGCTGAGAAATTGTTTAAATGTTATCATTAAGATTTCTTCCTGTTAAAATATTATACGTACTCATTATTACCTTAGAAAGGTTCGTCATCATCTTCCTAGTACGATGAATAGTCCCTTGAAAAATCTAAAAGCACTGGATCAATCTTGATCGTTTTAGCTTTAGCAAGGGCGTGAATGATGTCAGCGAATAAGCTAAGGTTAATTGCCAAACATTTTCCTGAAAACCAACATTCGCGATTCCTGGGCAATCGTTCCCCAAAGGTTTTTAGCTGAGTGTCAAATTTCTTAGGAGTGCAAATTTCTGTCGAGAGCGTCGTGAAGCGCTTGCTCGTATTATTCTTTAAAATAGAATAGAGCTTCTTGCCACTGTTCGTCAAGAACTGTGGATTGTTCGTCAAGAACTCTCCAAGTTTTCGATTGACCTTCTTGCTCTTCCATCCGTTCTGAAATTTGTCCTTAATTTCTTCAGGAATCTTTTCCTCTTCTACAAAATCATACCAATATCCCATATATTCTATCCACACACAGAAGATTTGCTCTGGTGAAAATTTAGAAAGTGCCGCGTCAATGGCACTTCCACTTAAAAAATCATTTTTCGTTTCACTTTTTATACCTAGGGCATCCAGCGTGCGCCCCATGATAGTGCTCAAATCATCTACTGATATATCATCGTCTATGTTTAGAATATCTGAAGTGAAATGCGTGTTAAAGATATCATTACTATCAACTACAGCGATCTTTGTTCCGTCAAATGGAATCATCGCATAAACGCTACCATAACGCATTGCATCATTATATTCAGTAGTGCAAATGAAAGAGTTAGAACGCTTTGGATATCCCTTAAACGCTTCGGACGCCTCCATCATCAACTGATAGAGATTGTTAGTATCTCTGGAAGTTCTTACCGCCTTCGAGGAGTCCATGATCACGTACGAGTCTTTCATGCCCCCTTGAAATCCACGGAAGATAATACCTCCGGTTGAGATGGCCTTTAAACCATCCCTGCAGTTGGCATTGAGATACGCTATGGCCTTCTTGACCTTAACAGGGTCGGCCTTCCACTTTACGATCGCAGTTTCTGCCAAGAAATCTTTAAATGAAATCATTTTCTTCCAAACGCTTTATCGAGGTGTTTTGAAAAATCACTCGTCTTTATGATCTTATTGCTACTTGGTAAGAACATATGGGTCTGAGTGTCAGCCTTTTTCTTGATGATGTCGGGATGAGTCGTGAGAGCGGTAGCGTAATCCTTACCAGGCTTGTGATTCTTTTTAATGTGATCAATCGCATCGTTATGCTTCTTCATCTCTTCATCAGATGGAGTTACACGCTCTTCATTCTCGAACAGTGCTGATAATTTCATTTCAGTGCTTTCGCTGTATTGTCAATGGTGATTGCCTTCATAATATCTTCTCTGGAGGCAACTATCACGTTCGTGGTGTTCTTGCCTCCGGCATTGGCATAAGGCACAAACTGTTGGTTAGCTCTTTTTCTTTCCGTCTTTACCTTTGCGCGAGATGTTGCGGCGGCAAGGGCAATGTTCAAATAGTTTGCGGCGACCTCAGCGTTCCTAGCGGCATAGCGAGGCTCAATGATCTCTTGATATGCGGACTGATTTTGAAACGCTTCAATCGCGGCGTCATATACCTCATCGATGCGCTTCTCAACGAGGATGTCGTCCTCATCCTTGACATCAGGTGGAGGTTCGGTTGGCGTTACCTGAGTGGCCGCCTCGACCATTGCATAATCTCGCTCAATATCCATGGAGCGCTCTTCTAAATCAAAAACTGTTTCAAGTGGATTCTGGATTTTCATCTCTGTTCCTTTAAATTACTTCACTGTACCTCTGGATTTTCGCGCCATCTTCGCCCGCTTTGGAAGCTTCGCGGCCTTCTTAGCAAATAGCTGAGCTTCCGTTATCACCCTAAAGCGACCGCCGATTGACTGAGCGAACCTATCTGCTGCCTGCCACTTCGCCATGTTCTTAATCAGTGAAAGCTTGTCGTACATCGACGCTGCCTTTTCAGCAAGCGCCTCCTTCATCGGCTTTATCTCAACAATTTCAATCTCTCCCGACACATACTGCACTAAGAAATCTGGCCAGTACTGGTGCAACTTTCTATCAAGGGGATTGATGTATGATATATTTAGGTTCTTAGGCTCTGATATCCATCTTTTCACAAGACTTGAAGAATCCAAGGCTTGCATATAGGCAATTTCCCATTTTGAACGCGCGACGATTCGTCGATAGTCACCTGCATATTTATCAATATTCATGGGTAGATACCTATATCCTGCCATTATTCAGCCTTTTTCTTCCGTGTCTTCTTGACACCTTGATGAAATATCGATTTTTCTGTCAGGACACGAAACTTCATTCCATGTTCTTCGCAATAAAGGGATGCTGCGGCCCACTTTGCTTCATTGACCTCTAAGGCGTCCTTTGAGCGATCTGATTTTGCGAACTTTGATTCTGATTCATGCAGTGGTTTTACCTCCACGACCTCACAAAGTTCCTTACCTTCCCTGTTGATGTACTTGATGACAAAGTCTGGAAAGTAGCGATGCACCCTTCCATCTGCGGGGCTGAGATATGGGATTGAAATTTCTTCTGAGTTCCATTCTACTATGTCTGATCTACTATCGAAGAATTT